TCCAGAACACTGCTATCCACACATGCTGCGTAGGACGCGTGCAACAAATCTATATCAGGATGGAACAGAACTAGAGCTTGTTTCCAGGATACTGGGACATTCTTCGACAGAAACAACACGAATCTATGCTGTCCCTTCTATAGAAATGATGCGAAAAGCAATGGAGACAGGAAGTTTATCAACGGATGAGAAACCATTGTGGCCAGATGATGAAGAAGAAATGGCACGTATCTGTGGGTTAAGATGAAAAATGTTATCCTCATCATTTATGATGTAAAAACGCTCAAATACAGCTATTCTCAGAAATGATGAGGATAAAAATATCATAAGAATAAACCGGTCGCCCGATAGATCTTTTTAAACCCCTTTCCGTCATTAAGCATGAGCTAAAGCCCTCATAAGAGCGTGTAGCAGCTCTGGTGATGTTTCAGGGAAAACATCAATCGTAATCCCATTGTTTCCGCGGATAACAGCCGATGCAGCTGATTTTTCTGTCATTGTCTGTTCCCTTGGTATTGCCGTAGACAAACAGTCGGCCGGAACGGGCAGCTCTACAAAGTCAGGAATCAGGTTGCAATCCCCGTTTTCTTCTGATGAGTAGTTTAGTATTGCCTGGCGGACGCGGCGAAGTCGACTATAGTAGTTAGCTTTTGTAATTCCCTGCTGCCTGCACCAGTCATCCATTGTCAAGCCGACAGGACGGTTTTGACAATCACGGATCTGTTGGCTCCATTGTTTCAAACGAACCGATTCGGCAACTAATCTTGCCTTGGTTTTCATGGCACTAACCTCCCTGTAGCGAGTATAAAAAGTTTAGTACTCAACTTTTTATACTTTAAACTATAGAGTAATTATGCCATGGGATTCAGTTGTGGATAAGGTACTGGCTATTGAGCGTTTACCTACAAAGTATATCTTTTGCCAGATAGTATCCACTTTTGCCAAATAATAAGGGTTTTGCCGGATTGTATCTTTTCTCCAACAAAGCCCTCATTTTCAAACTATCCGGCGCTATCCCCGTCCCCACCAAGAAAGAAACTTATCCATCTCTATTCCTTTAAAAGCACAACACCATTTTCCCCAAATAATTCGGCAACCCCGCCTAGAATCAACCTATCCGCACCAGCAACGCCACTGTTTCAACATGGCTTGAGCGGGTAGTTTTGATAGCAATCTCGAAGCCTAAGTCCTCATTATTGCTGGTAATAAGTCCACCAAATCCACTGAATCTGCATGAACAAGTCAAAGCCCAAATCTCTAGGAAATGCCTGTATTTCAGTAAATAGGTCAAAGGAGATTTATGACTTTTTCACGGTTTTCTGTGTTCTTCCATTAATAATCGGTCAACAGCATTTTCAAAGCAGAGGTTTGTCTATAGGATGACAAAATATGCTGTTTATCCCTGTGAAGCCCTCAACAAGAACGCTACGGTTTCCTTCAAATCATCGCTAAACTCTTCGAGATCTTCAAAATGAATTGCACCGTCATTTATAAGTGAAATAATATTATAAATCAGATTTGAGCGGCTCATTTCTATTCGGACTCCGGTTCTCTTCCTATCTTCCTTTATTCTCTTTTCCAGACTCCAAAATTTATCTGATGGGTTAGCGTCTGCACTTAATAATTCTATGTATTCTTTATTAAGTCTGTCCATATAGGCTTCCTGCCAATCAGCAATTTTATTCCTGAAAAGCGTCCAGTCCTTTTTCGTAAATTTCTGTTCTTGCAAAGTATCTAACCTCCTATTAAAATTTGCCATATCAAATTACAAAACAGCTTTTGAAGATCATTCACAATTTCTTTTTCATAGTAAAAGCATTCTGCACAGGCTATCTACAGATATCTCTGCAAGCTGTCCATTACTCGAACAACTGCATCGCAAGTCTCAGCAAATTTTATGGAAGCGGCATAGTCAAAGTCTTTTTGATAATTGTGCCACTGTTGATTCATCACCTGGCTATTTCTGACAACTTCTATAATTTCACGATACTGCCGCACGATGGAAGCAGAACCTCTCTTCTTTGTGGTGGCATTCAAGGCAAAGGCCACGGTCTCCAGATCAATACTTTCTGCCTTCAGCTTAGTCAGTATGTAAATATCGTAGTAATCTCTCGGTCTAGTGTTCTGATCTGCACGTGAAATAACCGTTTCCAGCTTCTCGGACAATACCGTTGCCATGTTATATGCCAAGACACGAATATTTCGGTTCTCCATCATCAACTTGTATTCATATTCAATCTCACGCGGCGTAATCTTATCTCCAGTGGTAATGTCCAGTTTGAGGGGTACTGCCATAGGCGGATGATTTGCAGACAAAGCTATCCGATAACCCGTATACTCGTCCCCCTCACGAATCTCACTGATACTTTTAAAAGTGAATGTAATATCATCGTCCAGTTCGATTTTGATGATTTCCTCAGCCATTTTCTGAATTGTTTCTTTGCTTACCGGATAGCGCTTGATAGTGGCATCCATGTCCATCGTTGCCCTGGAATCCAGACCAACCATAGAAGCAATCAGAAAACCTCCTTTAATGATGAAGTTATCCTGATAGTCCGAAACTGACACGCGTTCCAGAAAACGCTCCAACATATAATTCTGAAGCACAAGCTGCGCAGATATTTTCTTCTCTTTTGCAATATTTTTTACAACAGCTTTCAGCTGCATCGCATTTTTCATAGCAGTACCTCCAAATATGCTCTGAGCCGTTCCTCGACCTTTAGTACTCTCGCATATTCAGAAAGCAATGGTATGTTCTTTTTCCTGCGAACCGCATAGCGCTTAAAGGCATCCGTGACTACCTGTATATCTGTATGATTTCTCGTTTTTAGAATATCGCACAAAGTCCGTTCAGCTATGTAGGCTCTGACGGTATTGCCACCGGGTGTGAGCATTTCCTCCACTCCAAGACTATAAATTGGCTCCTTCGATCCACTGCACAAAATGCCATCGTCCTTTGGCCTAGAAAGATTATAAGTGCTCGGGAAAGTCATGTGATACTTTCCCGGTGTCCGATCTGTCAGATCACAAAGAAACAGTGCCGTGTCAAGCGAAAAGATGCCTCTCTTGTATCGGCTCTGAAGATTTACGAATTCATCCTCCCAAACCTCCGGCAGCGTATAGACTCCGCGCGATGCACGCTCTAATCTGCCAGTATCAGCCAAATACTTTAAACTTCCACGAGGAAATCCGGCTGAAACAACCATCGCCGTGGTGATTACGCCGTTATTCTTCTTTGCCAAATTTAAAATTTCCAGAGAATGGTTCATATCATCACCGCCTTATTTATTGACTTTCTTGCTTGTTATTATACAGGATTCAAGCGTTAAAGTCAAGAGTAATATACAACATCGGAAACATGAAAAGAACGATAAGAAAAATAAGCACCCCGCTTTCCCGCAGAGTGCCTACTGTCTCAATTCCATTTGATTATCCTTTAATCTCAATCTGAATCCCCGATTTGAACAAGAAATCCAAATGGTCATCATATACTGTGATTCTCTCAATCAGTTTACGCACCAGATGTTCATCGTAGGCTGTGACCCGTTTCGGCTGTGACTTAAGATATTCAATCATCTCTTGTATCCGTTCTTTTCCTGCATTATAGTTTACATTGGCCGCCATCGCTTCTTCCTGCTCCTTCTGCAGGGCATAAATCTTATCCACCACCTTTGAATAATCCTCCGATGCCGCTGTCATTTTCACAAGAAGCGTCTGCTGTTTTTCAATCTGCTGTTTGATGCGCTCCAGTTCCTCAATGTGGGCATTGCCAACCACCTCGGAGATATTTGTTTCCAAAACCTTAATGGCTCTCTGTTTGCCGCCCAGCACCTTATTGATCGCTTCCAGCACCAAATTCTGAAGCTGTATCTCTGACAGCGTCCTTGCCGGACATTTCACTCCCGGAGCATTCAGCCTTGTAACGCATCTCCAGACAATCAGCTTTTTGCCGTGATTATTCCAATGGGTTCTGCGGTACATATCACCGCAATGCCCGCAAAAGACAATGCTGGACAATGCATATTTGCTGCTGTACACCCGTCTTTTCCCGTCCATGCCCTGCCGTATATTTGCCCTGCGTTTCATCTCTTCCTGCACCCTTGCAAAAAGTTCCCTTGGAATAATCGCCTCGTGATCATTGTTCACATAATATTGAGGAACAGTTCCGTCATTGGCAACTCTCTTTTTGGTAAGGCAGTCCACTGTATAGGTTTTCTGAAGAAGGGCATCACCCATATACTTTTCGTTGGTCAGTATTTTCTTTAAGGTACTTGCGTGCCACCTTGGATTGCCTGCCGCTGTGAGAATGCCGTCTGCTTCAAGTCCTGCCGATATTTCCTTATAATTCGCTCCCTCAAGGTACTCCCTGTAAATTCTTTTTACAATCTCCGCTTCCTCCGGCACGATTACAAGATTTTTTTCTGCATCCTTAGTGTAGCCTAAAAATCGGTTGTGGTTGACCTGCACAATGCCCTGCTGATAGCGGAACTGAATCCCCATCTTAACATTCTGCGATAAGGATTCGCTCTCCTGCTGTGCAAGGGAAGCCATGATGGTAAGCAAGACCTCGCCTTTGGAATCCATTGTATTGATATTTTCCTTCTCGAAGAAAACGGAAATGTTCAGCGCTTTCAGCTGCCGAATGTATTTCAGGCAGTCGATGGTGTTTCTTGCAAATCGGCTGATTGATTTCGTGATAATCATATCAATATTCCCCACCTTGCATTCTTCTATCATACGGTTGAACTCATCACGCTTTTTTGTGTTCGTGCCGGATATACCGTCATCGGCAAATATGCCTGCCAGCGTCCATTCTGGATTATTTTGTATGAACAGAGTATAATGCTCGATTTGTGCTTCATAACTTGTTGCCTGTTCATCGCTGTCCGTTGAAACACGGCAGTAGGCGGCCACTCTTAATTTTGCTTTTTCTTCTGCCTTGATTTCCTGTGCCTTTCGGCTTAATCTCGGCGGAAGTATCGTTACACTTCTTTCTGCCATCAGAACCACTCACTTTCTATCATGCTATAAGCATACTCCGCCTGTTTGAAAGGATCATCAAACATAATCTCATTTGATTTCAGACGAAACTTGGTGGGGGAGAGTATCGGCAGATCCTCTTCGATTTCCCGTACCCTTCCCAGCTTAACAGCACGATGCTCTCTTTCTTCCTGTGCTTTTTGGAAAATCTCCTTGCTGATAATTACCGGATAATAATCCGTACCCATATATTTTTTGTTTTGGAGCATCCGGCCTGCACTGCCGTGATAGGTATCAATTCCGGCTTCAATGGTTGCTGCCCGCAGTGCCTTGCCGCTGATGTATCCGTCAAACAGCTTCTGCACCTTGGCGGCCTTCTCATTGTCAATACTGGCTTTACCGTTTTTGATTTTATAGCCAAACAATGTCGTTCTCATCGAACCACCATCCTTTCTCTGAGCGTGATACCGCAATTTAAACGAAAGCCAGCCTCGTCCCTTGAAAAGATAATCACACCGTTGGCAAACCTTTTGAAAACTTCCTCATCATAGACCATATGCATTTCCGCTTTGCAGCAGTAAGCATACAAATCTCTTGCCGCCGCAAGGTAGGTAATCCCTCTCTGCTGATTGTGAAGATAATCTTCCCGCATCTGAGCCAGCGTCCGCAGTTCCTGTTCAATATCTTCCATGCTTCGGCTGAATATTTCCTGACTCAGCAAATTCTTGTGGAAATGCTCCCGCAGGAGCTTCTCACGCTCTTTGATGGCCTTTTGCTGGTTTTCAAATTCGCTCTGCTTTTCGGTATTCATGTAATTCATATTTTCATCCAGGCCTTCCAGCAAAGGCGTCAGAACTTCTTTATATCCAAAGACCAGCTTATTCATCATCGTGGTAAATGCTGCCTTTATCGCATCATCTCTGACATACAGCATAGGGCATTTGCTTTTATCCTCAAGATGAGTGCCGCAGGTCCAAGCAATGTATTCTTTCCTGCCTGTGTAATGAGTCCTGCGTTTCATGATTCCCCCGCACTCGCCGCACTTGATAATGCCGGATAAAGCATATCGTTTGTTATACTTCTGCGTACTTTTCTTGATATTTTTCTCATCGGCTCTGCGCCGTGTTTCCTGTTCCGCCAGTTCAAAAACCTCGTGGCTGATAATCGGCTCGTGATGGTTTCGGCAGTAATACTGCTGTTCCTCGCCATTATTGGTGTGCCTTGTAAAACGTTCATCCGTATAGGTCTTTTGAAAAATCGCATCGCCTGTGTATTTTTCATTTTTCAGCATCCCGCGAATCGTTGTGGAATGCCACTTTCCGCCCTTTTTGCTCTTGATTCCTTCTTCGGTCAGTTCTCTGGCAATCTGTGCTGAACCTTTTCCATTGATGGTATCATTGAAGATTCTTCGGACAACCTCCGCTTCTTCCGGCACGATTCTCATCTCACCGCCGTCATTGATATAGCCATAAGGGGGATAGCTGATAACATAAATGCCTTGTTCAAAGCGTTTCTGAATTGACCATTTGTTGTTCTTGGAAATGGAATGGGATTCTTCCTCCGCCATACTGCTCAGGATGGAAAGAATCAGTTCGCTCTCCATCGTCATGGTATTCAGATTTTCCTTTTCAAAATACACATAAACGCTATGCTCGATCAGAAATCTTACCATTTCAAGGCAGTCTACCGTATTCCGCGAAAATCGGCTAATGGACTTTGTGATAACCAAGTCGATTTCGTTTCGTTCACAGGCATCCAGCATAGCCAAGAGCTGCTTTCGTCTTTCCATTTTTGTGCCGGATATGCCTTCGTCATAATACAGCCCTGCATACTGCCACGCAGGATTGCTTTTGATATAGGTTTGATAATGTTTTTTCTGCGCCTCCAAGCTTTCCAGCTGTTCATCACTGTCTGTAGAGACACGGCAGTAGGCGGCAACCTTCAGCTTCTTATCCTCTTCTTCCTCTTTATTGAAGATTTTTGTAACCTTTGCCACTGATAACACCTCCTTCGTCAGTGTGACATATTACCGCTTACCCCTTGAAATAGCAACGATTTTACGCCATGATTGATGCCAGTTCCGGAGAGAATATTTCAAGATTTAAAGCCGAGATTTTGTCAAATTCAGCCAGTGAAATCAAACCGTTTTCAAGCATATTTTTCAGCATCTGCTGTGCTATCATATAATCAAATTCGTTCTGCATCTGTTCTTCTGAAATGATTTGTTCCTGTACATTATTTTTCTTCGTTTCCATACCTGTCCTCCGCTTCCGAGGCCACTGCCTCTAACAGGGAAAGGACAGAAATATATAATTCAAGAACCAAAAAACAAAAAAATAATGCCCATCAAGGAATAAAATCCTCAATGGGCAAAACTCTTATTTTAATAAATCATTTACTTTTGCTTGTACACTTGCATAATCATAACCTGCCGCAGTTAATCTTTGCTTACGCTCTGCACCATTCCCCCAATCACCACGAATGACTTCTTTAGCCACTTCTGTGATGGATTTAGACGGAGAACTGCTTTTACCAGACAATATTTCATTTACTCTGGTTTGTACTGCATTGTAGTCATAACCAGCAACGGTTAATCTCTGCTTACGTTCATTTCCATTTCCCCAGTGACCGTTAATCACTTCTCTTGCAATCGAATCGATAGATGAGGAAAGTGCAGCAGCCACCGGATATATCTGCTTTCCTGATTCATCAAACACTTTATAACCAGTATTGGCATCAGCACATTTCTTGGCATTCGCAAGGCCATGATATGCTCCAATCTGACTTTTAGCATCTGCCCAAGACTTACGCACACGATACCAACTATAGCTATCAACCGTTGGTGTCTGTACTATACCGCCAAGAGTAGCTGTTACCTTTGCCGCCAGATCACCAAGCCTTGCATATAGCCAGTTTCCTGGACAGCTTTTATTGGCAAACCAACGATGTACGGTAAGCACCATCTCATCAGACTTCGGAGCGTAGTTTAAGGACTTCTCCTTATTACCAAACCACAGGAGCTTCTTCTTGCCGTTTCGCTTGCAGATGTCTGCGCAGAGTTTGATGAGGGAGCTATACACCGCACTATTCATGGCATACGGCTCCGTTCTATCACTTGCACATTCGATTGTGACGGCTCTCTGGTCATTGGCACTGCTAGAGGAACACCAAGAACGGTTCTTTTCCTCCACGCAGAGTGACACTCTGCCGTCCGTGCCGATACCGTAATTGCAGCTTGCATCCCGTCCTGCCGGGAAGCAGGCGCAGATGGTTTCTGCGGATAACTGACCCACCACGCAGTGTGATGCGGTCAATGGAATGGGTTCTCTGCCCGGAATGATTCGGACTGAGTCCCGTATAAGCTACAAGTGGGCTGTTTGTATAAGCCATAGTTATTCGTCTCCTTTCCCGCTGCGGTCATGCAGCTGTTCCAATACTTCTTTCATCTTTGCCGGGATCGGCAGACCGAGATGAGCGGCATTTTCCAGAAGGGAAATACCCTCATTGGAAATGTAGAAAAACACCACTGCGGTTCGAAGCACACTGCCCGTTCCGATCACCTGCACATCAAGGATATTTGCAACCCCCACTAGCAGAAAAATCAGTACCTTTCTGCAGATGCCTTTAAACCCCACCTCGCTGGAGAGCTTCTTGTCCCCGATGGCACACATCACTCCCGTGATATAATCCACCGACACAAAGACAAGCAGGGCAAATAGCAACCCGTCACAGCCGCCCAAAAACCACCCAAGCCATCCTCCAATGGCTGCAAAAACAAATTGAATCGTGTTCCAGAATTCTTTCATGTAAGATTCCTCTCTTTCTTTGATTTTGTGTATAGCCATGCAGGAAATTTACATGGCCGACGCGATATTCGCGCCAAAAAAGCGACCGTTCTGAAGAACGACCGCCCGTTTCCCAAATGCAGCAGATGCATATTCTGCCTCTGTTTTTATCGTATTTATTTTAAAAATCCTCTTGCTATTTCCCGGCTTTAGAGTGATAGATAACACTACCAAAAACCAACGCTGCAAAGCGCATTCAAACAGCAAGGAGGAATTGCCCATGAAAACAAAAAACATTAAAGTCCAGTATTCCAGCCGCTATCAAAGCGGTTTTGCACCGAAGATCCAGATGGAAGGCCGTTGGCTTGAAAAACTTGGTTTTCCAATCGGCACATATCTGGTTGTCGAATATGAGGAAGGCTCCATCCGCATCCGACCCTTTACAGAAAAAGAAACGGCCGCTATAGAGGAGCAGAAACTTCAGGCGGAGCTTGCCAGAAAACAGCGGGAATACGAAGCTGCCAAATGCCGTCTGACAAAACAATATGGAACCCTCACGATGGTCGCAGAATCGAATAACAGCTATGGCACAGATTCCACAACACGTCCGCAAAGCAAAAAGTGATCCCTCCGCCGGATATCCCGGCATTTACCCCACACCGGAAAGCAGGAGGCAACGCCCCCTGTTTTCTCTCGCTTAACTTTCCTCCAGCTGCTCTGTCAACGTATAGGTTATCTTCATTGTCTTATCCACGGTCTTCACCACTGCTGATGAAAGGTTGTTGATAGAGGCAAGGTAGGGCGTAAGCAGATAGGTGGTACGGAATTCACTCCCATAGCTTCCTCCCCAGCCTACCAGGAAGTTCTTATACTGAAACAAAGGTGTTGCCGCATCGTTGAGCCTTGCACTTCCCTGTGTGTGTATGACTTTATCCTCTATTGTAATCTGAAAATCCCCTCCCACAATTAAATCGCCAATCAGTGTCAGGTACACTTCACAGTTCCCGGTATCACAAAGGGGCTTCCACTTGGAAGTAAAACCAAAGTTAATTAACGTCACATCAGAAGAATTACTGACATTAATCTTATAAATCCCCTTTTTGTCATAAGCAGGTACATACAGATAACCACTGCGCACACAACATTTGACCGTCCGCTCCGGGAAACTGTCCTCTGTATCCCGTTCTCCCACAGCCATCAGCCTTGCGTTGGAAAGCGTCCATGTCCCTTCCGTAAAGGAATAATCCGCTTTGGAAATCTTAACCCAAAGCATGGTGCTGCTGCCGGAGGCGTTCCCCTCATTGGAAAAGCCGTACCAGTATCCATCCTGTCCATCCATAAATTCCCCATATTTTGTATAACTCCCAAGGAAGAGAAATGTCTCTGTGGTTATCACTTTATCCTCCAAGACCGTGTAGGTGGAATCGCCCAGCTTCTCATTCAGACCAATGCTGAAGATTGGCAGGCGGACTTTCCGAATACGGACACTGGAATCTGCAAAAGTGATGGAATACAGCAAGTTCTGCTCAAAATCCACCTGGACGGTTTCAAACAGCATCATCTGCTCCGCTTTCCCCATACCGCCGATATCCACGTCCTTAATCTGCAGGAAGGTACTGGCATCCCCTACAAGGCTGCCAAACCCGTTCTCACCTCCCTGGGCACTGGTCAAAGCTACTGCTGAAATGGTTCCGTTCCCCTGGCTTGGGGTAAATTCCCAGACAAACTTATAGCCATTCTCCAGTGCCTTGCTTTCCGTCAGGTTCAGGCTTCCCCTTGCCGTATTTGCAGTGGAATTCACATTATTGGAGGCATAGGCGGTCGGAAGATTGTCCGACTTTACATAGAGATTATCCGCACTTTCCTCCAGAGCCTTTGGAAAAAGCAGAATCCCTCCAATCATATGCGGGCAGATTGGGAGCAGGTTTCCATTCCATGTAATCCCGCAGGATAAATTTTTCTCCGTATAAAAGGTTCCCATCGGGTTTAATCCCAAAATGTTGTTCACCGCATTGGTAATCATATTTTCTTCCGTGATGGTTTCCGTCTCAGAAGTATTTACATCCGTCAGTTCCATGACCATCGTTCCTTTTAGCTTCATAATCACAATCCCTCCTGTGTCGTTTCTATTGGCTGGCAGAATGCCCCTATGGCCGTCCTTCCTGCTATACGGTCTGTATAGCTTCTCTGCACCAGCTCCATTGTTTCTATCTTAATCTTTTCCTGGCAGGCTCTTCCCTGCAGGCCGCCGCCAATCACAAAACTGCCGACTGTTTCTTCTATATTGATTTTTCCATCCCAAGCCGCTGCCGCCGCCATTGACTGACCGCTGATGGATGCAATGCAGTCCCCTGTTCCGATATTTCCTGTTCCTTTCGTCAGTCGCAGATATACATTAAAAGTATTGGTGTAATCTGCAACAATCTGCTCAATGGGATAATACAGTGCCAGCGTATGTTTTCCGCTGTGCCAGCTTTCCTGCGGATGAAAAGTCAGGATTTCCTCGTCATTCAATTCAAAGGTAACGTAAGCCTCGGCCTTCCCATCCTCCTGCCATATGACTGGCAGTTCCACAGCTATCTCTGTATCCGCAGTCTCTGTACTTTCTGTATCTATCGCCCCTTCTAAGATAACTGCCCCATTGCCAGTTCCTGTTTGAGCGCTGCCTGGAATCGTAATTGTCCCCTTGGCTGCAGCGGTACGCTCTGTCTGCTCCACTGATACGTCAATAACAACTTCTCCAAAGAACTGCACATGTTTTTCCTCTGAAGATGCAAATTCAATGCTGATAATCTTTACATCTGTATCTGCGACCGAAAAAGAAGAAGCATTGGTAAAGGTATGGATGCCAATCTTTCCGGCTTCAATCTGATTCAGCAGCCCGGAAATATTCTTGTCATTCTTTGATTTTGCCTGTGCCAGCCTTGGATTCTTGCCCACACATTTCAGTGACTGCTTTCCTCCAATTTTATACTGGATAGCCGTGATACAGGTGTGCTTCGTCTCATCCGCCTGTCCTCCAGTAAAGGTTAAGATATCTCCCAAATCCAGTGCCGGATTGCCGATGGTGTCGGAATCAAACGGAACGTAGGATACTGCCGACAAGTCATGCAGGATATTTTCACATAACTGCTTTCTCGTCTCATCCAATCCAAACTGTAAAAGCGGATTCACACCAAGGTTCATGGTCAGCCCATCATCCGTTTCCAGCGCATAATATTCTGCAATCTGTGTCCGCAGATTGGTGGAACTGACAGCCGTGTATCTGGTGATAAAATCTGAAAAACTGCTGGAAAACCGATGTCTGCTGCCTATTTGCAGGACAGGGGAACCAGTGTATTTCCGAAGTTCCAGCTCTCCCAGCCGATTGATACAGCAAAAGCATCCAAGCACCTGCGCTGTGTAATAAAGCACATCCCGGTAGGTTTCGATATCATTCTCCGAATAGATGGACAGTGTAATATCCGCATTGGGAAATGCATCAATCTGCGCTTTAGTCTGAGCCAGTTCCACGCCACAGGCTTTGCTGCATAATGCAAGAAAATCATAGGCTGTTCCGATTGTTTCAAAACCATTGAAATTCTTCTCAAAGCGAAGCATATAATCGTAGGCTTTCAGTTCCAATGTTTTGATGTGCCTGTTGGCTTCGCTGACTTCAAAAATCCCCATAGGCAGTTCTTCATAAGTGCCGTCATTCAGCCGCAGATGATAAAACAATTCTACTTTTGCATCTTCCAGTGTGTAACGGTCAATCTGTGAAAACAGGGTAATGCCCATTTCAGCGGCATAGACTGTTCCCAGTTCAATTTCTGTACTGCCGCAGCACTGGCGCGAAATATAGCCGCTTCCTTTTACGATATCCTGATATCCAAACTCATGGATGGCTCCTGCTTTTGTTGTGATTCTTCCTGTCCAATAATATTTTCTTGTGTTTTCCTGCACTGCCTGCAGGAAGGCATCCGATACAGGATACACCGACACCACCTCCTTAAAATTCGTTCAGTGTGAATGACACCGTCCATAGACTCTTATTGGAAGTGTCCTTATAGAGCTTCGCCTTGTAGCCTGTGATATACATTTCTGTTTCCTTCAATGCCAAATCCTCTGTATCAAAATACTGCACAGCTATCTTCGGCTGTTTGGAATAAGCCGTCAGCTGTTTCAGCCATGCGGCACTGACAGAGAAGGAGACGCCTATCGTGACTACTCCTGCCCGTACCACATCACGCTGTGTTGTCCCGGCTTCTGTTTCTCCGCCGGAATCTGCCTCCACATCCGTTAAATCCAGATCATAGGAATCCGGCAGAGGGAGAGCCGTGCCGTCAAACTTTAAATATTGTATAAATGCCACCGCTTATCTCCCTCCGCTTCTCAAATTCGTTCTTTGCTGTGCATTGACTACCACTTCATCCAGCATAGTGCCTCCAAGGTAAACGGGAATGACAATGTCACCGCCCTGACCTCTCACACCTGCCAGTGCTTCGGTAATTGCTGTGGTAATACCTGCAAGAGCATCTCCTGCAGATGCACCGCCAAGAATTCCGCTGGTATCTGCGGCGCTGATTTTCGGATTGACCACCATATCAGCGGCCACGCCGTCCATCGCTTTCGCCACCATACCCTTGCTCTTTTCAATACCTTTGGCAAGCCCGCTCATAAAGTCCGGCATCCAAATTTCATAATCCGTCAATGGGCCCTCATCCGGCACGGAGAAGTGCAGGAACGAACGAATCTTATCTGCCACACTGCTGACCGCATCACCAACAACTCCGATGCAGCTTTTGATGCCGTTGACGATGCCCATGACTAAATCCTTGCCCCAGTTAAAGGCAGAGGAAGCAAGGTTCTTAATATAATTGACCGCATTGTCAAAACCACCCTTGATGGTATTGTAAATACTGCTGATGGTGTTTTTGATGCCGTTCCACATAGCAGAAAAGGCATTGCTTACCGCCGACTTGATGCCATTAACCACAGAGGATACCGTGGACTTGATGTTGTTCCAGACTGTGGTAATCGTGTTTTTAATGCCGTTTACCACTGTGGTAATCACCGATTTGATGGCATTCCAGATGGTTGTGAATACTGTTTTTATCGCATTCAGCACCGTAGCAATGACCGTCTTGATGGTATTCCAAGCCGTAGTCAGGAAGGTCTGGATTGCCGTAACAATAGTTCTAATAAAGGTGCTGATAGCATTCCATACCGTAGTCACCACCGTCTGAATCGCTGTCAGAACTATGGTAATCGCTGTCTTGATTGCATTCCAAGCTGTAGTAAGGAAAGTCTGAATCGCTGTGATCACGGTTGTCACAATCGTGCTGATGGTATTCCACACCGTAGTGAAAAAGGTCTGGATTGCCGTAAACACTGTAGTAATCACCGTTTTTATCGTATTCCATGCCGTAGACAGGAAGGTGGAAATTGCTGTGACTGCCGTAGTAAATACAGTCTTGATGCCTTCCCACAAGCCAGTGAAAAATGATGCCAGTGCATTCCATACCGTTTCCGCAACGGATTTGATGCCTTCCCATACCGCCACAAAGAATTCCTTGATGGCATTCCATACGGCAATGGCTACTTCCTTGATGTTCTCCCACAGTTGGATCCAAAACTGCCGGAAATCCTCATTGGTATTCCACAGATAGATGAACGCCGCCACCAGTGCCGTAATTGCAGCAATAATCAGGAAAATTGGGTTTGCAAGCATAGTCACATTCAGTGCAGCAAAGGCTCCTTTGACCGTATTGATAACTCCGGCAATCTTCGGAACAACTGTCATAATCGTACCGACTGCTGAGATAACCTTGCCTACGATGATCAGCACCGGTCCCAGTGCCGCCGCAAACAGAGCAACGGTCACTACAACCTTCTTGGTTCCTTCATCCATGCCATTCAGCCAATCCACGAACTTCTGCACCCAGCCGACAATCAGCTTAATGGCAGGCATTAAAAGTTCGCCAAAGGAAATGGCAAGACCCTCAAGAGCCGATTTCAGAATCGTCAGCTGACCCTGCAGGTTATCCAGCTGTGTATCTGCCATCTGCTGTGCTGCTCCGCCGCTGTTGGCAATGGACTGCTGTAAATCATCCCAAGTATCGCCCGTGTTGGCAAGCAGAGCATTGACAGAGGACAGGTCGGTTTTATTGAAGATGTTGCTGATGATATTAGATTTTTCTTCGGAGGTCATGCCGTCCATGCTCTTATTCAAATCTCCGAGGATGTCATTCATGCTCCGCATATTGCCCTCGGAATCGTAAACATCCACACCGAGAGATTTCATGCTTGCCGCCGCTTTATCCGTTGGATTCTGTAAGGACAAGATGATATTTCGAAGATGGGTACCGCCCTCTGCACCCTTGATACCATTGTTGGCAAGGATACCAAGAGCCGTGTTCAGTTCTGCCGTTCCGCCTTTTACCGACTTTGCCGTTGCACCGATGGTCAGGATACCTTCGCCCAGCTGGGCAACAGAGGTGTTGGTTGTGGAAGCGGTCTTTGCCATCTGGTCTACCATCTTCTCCGATTCGGATACACCCATGCCAAGGGCGGACATGGCGTCAGTCACCATGTCCGATGCAGAAGCAAGGTCAATTCCGCCTGCCGCCGCAAGATTTAAGACGGTCGGCAGGGTGTCGCACATCTGCTGCGTGTCATATCCGGCAAGGGCAAGGTAGTTTAAAGCCTCGGCACACTCACTTGCGGAGAAAGCCGTTTCTGCCCCCATCTTCTTTGCCAGTTCCGAAAGAGTGTCCATCGTTTTGACGGTCTGCCCATCGACTTCTGACATGGAATCTTTGGTAATGCCCATCGTAGCCTGCACCTGGGACATGGAGGACTCGAAGTTCGCCGCCGTGGTTACCGCCGCTGTTCCAAGGCCAGTCACTGCCGCTGTCACTGGCAGCATCTTCTTACCGGCACCGGAAATGTTATCGCCTGCTGTTTTCAGCTTTTCACCTGTTGCAGCAATCTTCTGCATGGCAGTGGCGGACTGGTTCGCCTGTTCTTCCAGCTTTTTTAAATCATTCTCTGTTTCTATAATTTCACGCTGAAGGGCATCGTACTGCTCCTGCGAAATCTCCCCATTGGCAAGAGCCGTGTTTGCCTGTTCAGCGGCAGTTTTGAGAGTAGCCAGCTTGCCCTTTGTTTCCTCCACTGCCTGCCCAAGGAGCTTGTGCTTTTGTGCAAGCAATTCTGTATTGCCGGGGTCCAGTTTCAGAAGTTTCTCCACATCCCTAAGCTGTGCCTGCGTATTTTTGATTTCTCCGTTGACACCCTTTAAGGCTGTCTGAAGTTTCGTAGTATCGCCGCCGATTTCCACTGTGATACCCTTGATTCTGTTTGCCACCTTAAGCACCTCCTCTCCGCAAAATAAAAGCACCGACCATAACAGCCGATGCACTTTTACTCAAAATTGAGTATATTAAAATCTGTCGAAATCCTCCTGCGTTGCAACCTCTCTGTACTTATAATCATCATTCCTGCTCTCTGCGTACATATCGTTGACCATGCCAATCGTAAGCAAATCCAAATCACGGATGGACAGACCAAGTTGTACGCATCGAAGCAGAAACAACGGGGTTGTCATTTCCCGCTCAGTTGAGCGAAGTTTTTTTTAGACTGGACATCCGTCTGTGTATTCAAACCCCAAAGCTGAATGAGTTGCGGCAAGACCTGATAGATTGAAAAAGTGTTAAAACTGTCCAGCCAATCCTCTGGGGAATCCGGGATAGACGGGTCAGCATGTTTTGCCATGATATAGGCGATATTCTCGAACATCTCAAGGGAAAACATATCCAGATTAGAGTACTCCTCGCTGCCGTCACCGACCGATTTCTCTAAAGAATGCAGGTCTTTGTAAATGTCACGATGGAACTTCATTCTGTAGATGCGCGGAATGGCGGCAGATGCCTTAAATGGAACCTGCTTGCCATCAATCTCAATATTCTGTTTCATGCTCATGGCTTAGCCCTCCTTTACAGCCCCAGTCTTAGCGGGTGTACTTGCTTTTGCAGCATTTGCCGCAGGCTGCACTTCTGGTTCTGTTTCTGCGGCCGGCAAATACACCGCCTTGTACCAATCCTGATATACTGCGTCCGTGGTATCGTCCCCAGTCTTTGCTTTGACATAACCACTCGCCAATGGGGTGGCTGTCAGTGCAAGCGTTTCTGTCTGCACTTCAATCTCATCCTCGTTCGTCTGGGATTCAATGCTCGGACGGCTTGCCGCACAGTTATACAGCACATGGCGGATTTTCTTCACATCACCGTCAAACTCGAAAAGCAGTGCAAAGTTGGCTGTCTCTACGTTTGCGTTCTCCACCAGCACCTTATTTTTGTCCAGTTCTTCCTTCAGCACATCGGTACGGAAACTCTCCGGCACCATCGCCAGCTCCAGATCACCGTCATAACCCATATTGTTGGAAATAGTGTAGTACGCATATCCATCCGCATAAAAGTTGGATGGCTCACCGTTTGCATCCAGTGCCAAGGATACTGCACCGGGCATTGCGACAGGTGTGCCAAAGGACACCGTTCCATCCTCGGCAAGTGTCTGTAGAGCATAATGCACATTGAAGATATTGAATTTAACTTTATTCTTTTTAAGGCTCATTTCAAATCCTCCTGTTCAAATTGATATAGGACCTCATACAGCTTTTCGCTGTCGATCCATGTTTCGGACTTCTCATAGAAAATGCCGTATTTATCCAGCACATCCTCCAGTTTCTGCTCCATCGGCAAGTCCTTAGTGTCGGTGTACAGTTCAATGTTCACATCGTTTATCTTGTAATACACTCTGCCGTCCGCAGCGAAGTTGTCACTGCCGGGAAGCAGATAGCAGATAAACGGCGGATTAGGCGATTCTCCCTCTGCAAAATGGTCATAGGCAAAGGGGATGCCGACCTCGTTCATGATATCTATCAGCTTATCCATTCCGCAGGCTCCTTTCGATTTCTTCTTCCAACTGACGGACTGCTTTTTCCTCTGCGGGAGCGATGTGTGCTTTTCCTGCCACACGTCCGCCGCCACGCTTGGCATGGCCATGTTCCAGAAGATGTGCCAGCTGATAGCGGTTCTTGGAATGGACAATCAGCTGAATGGAATCTGACGTTTCCTGTTCCTTTTTCACTGCCCAGCTTTTTGCATAGGCACCTGTGTCAGCGGGTGCATTCTGCTGTATCTCTTTTTTCACGGATGTCCCGGCTTTCCTGACTGCCTTTTTCATATCATCTGTGGCAAGGTTTGCATACTCCTTCAATCCATCCATTACGGCAGATGCCAGCTGAGCTGAACTGATACTGTTGTTTGCCATATTACCGCCTCACTTTCTGACATTTCAGCTTGACGGATTTTTTCTTGAAATTCATGTGGTCGATGCCGAGAATGTTGTAAATATCACCGTTGTAAACCACACGGTATTTATCCGCAGTCATTGCCGAAATATTTCCGCACCACCGCACTGTAAAATCTATCTTGCCGCTGTCAACCACTACTCCCGCCGCAGTATCCTCTTTGGGCGATTCGCCGCTGATAGTCGCATAACAGGAATACCAGTCCGTCCATGTGTTGATGTGGTTTCCGATATCATCCACGGTCACAGTATTTTTCTGAATTGTGATTTTCACATTCAAAAGTGCAATGTCCATCAGAATCCCTCCCGTCTGCTGCCAAAGAGCAAGGCTCGAAGGGTAATCATCAGGGCATGATGGTCTGCATCCTCACGATGCTCATAAAGATATGCTACCGTGTACAGAACCGCCGTCTTTGCATTCGGCTCAGATGTGAGCGCATTGGCATCATCGGTTCGCATGATATCCATGCAGATTTTCTCTGCACTGGAAAGCAGATACTCGATCAGCGAATCATCATCTGGGAAGTCTACACGGAGATACTGCTTCATCTCCTCAAGGGTTACAATCATATCTGTCACCACCTCTATCCATAAAAGTAAGTGCCGCCCCGAAGGACAGCACCATAGGTTGATTACTTGCTTGCAGTCTTAGCAGTCACAGCAGCCTTTGCAGCACCTGTGACTTTCAGAATCTGCACAGCTTCCGGCAGAATCAGCTTGCCGTCCACACGTTCCTTTGCCACATAGCCAATCATGCCGTTGCCTGCGAACAGTTCCGTGAGCTGCTTGAAGGAACGGGTACCACGGTCACCGATGTTGTAGTAGCTGTAGTCACCGAAAGCGATGGCATCGACAGGTGCAAACTGAGAAGTATGCACATCATAGCCAAGCAGCTTATCCGGCTCACCCTGCTGAAGGGAAGGCTGCCACATATAGGCTCCGTTATTGTCCTTAAAGGTGCGGATTTTCGCAATGGTCTGGTCATTCACAATGAATGCCGCTTCCTTGCGGTACGGACGCTTAAGCGCATAAATCAAGCTGAGAATATCGTCTGCCGTAAGGTCAGTTACTGTTTTTGCAACCGTACCGCCGCCAGTCTCTGCGAACAGACCCAAAGGCTGACCTACACCGGAACCGTTGAGGAACGCATCCTCCTCAGCATTTGCCAGTGCCTTGCCGAACTCATCAATGATGTAGTTCTCAAGACCGAACGCATTGTCATACAGAAGCTCCTCGGTCACCTTAATTGCAACGTGTAGCTTGTGGGCATCCAAAAGGATCTGGTCGAAGGTCGCATCACCAAAGGTAAGCGCACCGCCTTCCTCAATCCATGCCGCCGCAGGCTTGGTAGCTGCGATGTTGATTTTATGCTCACCGCTGGTCGTGATAACATGACCAAGGGTACGCATGATATTGCCGTCCTCCAATTTCTGAATCAAGCGGCTGTCATATTCCTCCGGCACAAGGTAGCCGCCGTCAGCATCCACACCTTCCTGCAGGACATTGGACACCTGCTTGAAGTTAGAGCGGAGTGCCTTAAGCATACCTTCACGGTATTCATCGGAGGCACGGCCCGTCTTTGCCTTATCCTTGCCGTCAGCCTTCATCGGCTTGGTCACGATAGGGGTATTCACAGGCTTATTGAGTTCGTTCTCCAATGCTTCCATCTGCTCCATGCGTTCAATCTCCGCACTGTAATCCTTGATTTTCTTTTCCATATCGGCATAGGCTTTTGCATCCTCCGCAGAAAGCAGACCGTCCTTGTCACGCTTGCTTTCCACAAATGCCTTTGCGCCCTGCCATGCCTTGTTGCGGGCTTCTCTCAGTTCCAAAATAGTCATAATCGATTACCTCCAGTTTTTCATTAAATCCAGCCGCTCCATAAGGGAGTCGGCTGTGGTTTGTTTGGTTTCTGATTTCGTTCTCTGTGCGATTTTGCACTTGACCGCCAGCTTATCCATAAGAGAATTTGTGACAGCCGCACGTGAAAACACCATGCTGGCCTGCGGAATGTCCATATTTTCCGATATATTTCTGTACATGATTTCATCTGCAAATCCCATCTCCACGGCACTGTTTGCATCCATCCAAGTCTCCGCATCCATAAGATGCGACAGCTTGGTTCGACTCAGTCCCGTCTTGATTTCATAAGCGTTGACGATTGACTCCTTTACCTCGGAGAGCATAGCGATGGCTTTCTCCATCTCCGCTGTATCTCCAAAGGCAATGGTGGCAGGATTGTGGATCATCATCATGGATACAGGGGAAACCTGCACCTTCGTTCCTGCCATTGCAATGACAGAAGCGGCAGAAGCTGCAATGCCGTCGATTTTGACTATCACACTGCCCTTGTAATTCATCAGCATATTGTAGATTTGGGCGGCCGCCACGCAGTCACCGCCGGGACTGTTAATCCAGACGGTAATGTCACCGCTGCCGGATTCCAGTTCTTCCTTGAAAAGCTGTGGTGTGACATCATCGTCAAACCAGCTTTCCTCTGCGATTGTTCCGTTTAGAAACAGAGTTCGTTCCATCGTTTCCGTCTGTGTTTCCTGATTGGTCACCGTCCTGTTCTTCCAGTTCCAGAACTTCTTCATCGGATTTCTCCTCCTTTCCTGCAAATATTCCCGCATCTGACAGCTTGGTCATGTTGCCGTTGATGAGGTATAAATCACCGCCGTCTTCGGCAGGGATGCGGTCAAGGTTTTCAAGTTCACGGATGTCATTGGCACTCATCCAGCCGTTCTGCCTTGCCGTGGCATAGCCGCTCATACGGCTTGCATAATCCCCACGGAGCAGTCCGTCCACATTGAACTTGATAAAAAATGCAGCCTTGTCATTTGGCGAAATCAGCACCCTCGCCATAGCCTGTTCCCAGCGGATAAGCCACGGCTCCAAGGTGTATTTCACGAATTCCAGAGACTGCTGCTCAATATTAGAAAAGCTCGACTTCTCCAGATCACCGACCATATGGGGCGGCACTCGGAAAATTCGAGCAATCTCATTGATTTGAAATTTTCTTGTTTCAAGGAATTGCGCTTCATTTGGAGAAATGGAAATCGGTGTGTACTTCATTCCTTCCTCAAGGATTGCCACCTTGTTGGAATTACTGCTCCCGCCAAATCCCTTATTCCAAGACTCTCTGACCTTCTCCGGGTCTTTGACCGTCCCCGGATATTCCAGAAGTCCGCCCGGTGTCGCACCGTTTGCAAAGAACTTGGCACCGTACTCCTCGCAGGCAATCGCCATGCCGATAGCGTTCTTCGCCATTGCGATGGGCGAGTAGCCGACCAGTCCGTCAAATCCCAATCCCGGAATGTGAAGCACATCGGTCGGTTTCAGCTTGACTGTTCCGCCTTTCATGGTGTGTGCTTCATCGTTTGAGGTCTGGTATTCATAATAAAGCTGACCCTTATCGTCACGGTCAACCGTCATGCGGTTCGGCATCAATGGATACAGAGCCACCACCTCGCCCTTGCCGTTTCGGATAATCTGAGCATAGCCGTTTCCCCATAGCAAAAGGTGTGTCATAAGCGTTTCCCGAAAGACAAAGGATGTCATTTCCGGGTTCGGCTCATCATGCAGAAGGAAATACAGCAGATTGTCCACCGCCTTTTCCTTACTGCCGTCCGCACCGTATTTGTATAAGTGAAGGGGAAGACCTGCCACAGCTTCCGACAGTATCCTCACACAGGAGTACACCGCCGTCATGTGCATGGCTGACCGCTCATTGACTGGCTTGCCGGAGGTGCTTCCGCCAAGGAAAAATCGGTAGGCACTGCCTGCCGTACTGTTCTTGGGTGCATCTCTTGACCGAAAAAGTCCGCTGAATAATCCCATAAAAATCACGCTCCTTCCTAAATAAACAAAATCCCGCGATGGTTATACACGGAATCCCCGGTGTCATTTCCACAACGGATGGCTCTGTCCAGTCCCATAATCGTGGCAATGGCACCGTCAATCTTCTCTGTGGATTTTTCCTTGTCTGCCTTGATGTTTCCGGCAGGGTCGGTTCGGATGAAGATATTGTCCATATTCCATCTAAGAACCGGGTGCCCGCCGTGGGCAATCTTCTGCTCCAACACCAGCTTCATCAGTTCCTTGGTCGGAGGAGACATATCCTTAAATCCCTGTCCGAATGGAACTACTGTAAATCCCATGCCCTCAAGGTTCTGCACCATCTGCACAGCACCCCAGCGGTCAAAGGCAATCTCCCGGATATTGAACCGTTCACCCAGCTTTTCGATGAACTTCTCAATGTAGCCATAATGCACCACATTGCCCTCCGTGGTCTGCAAATATCCCTGTCGTTCCCACACATCATAGGGAACATGGTCACGGCGGACACGCAGGTCGAGGGTTTCCTCCGGCACCCAGAAGAATGGCAGGATGCTGAATTTGTCCTCTTCATCAAGTGGTGGGAACACCAGCGAGAATGCCGTAATATCCGTGGTACTGGAAAGGTCAAGACCACCATAGCAGACACGGCCTTCCAATTCCTCCTCGCTGACCGCAAAGGAGCATTTGTCCCACTTGTCCATCGGCATCCAGCGGATTGCCTGCTTGACCCATTGATTCAGCCGCAACTGTCTGAAGGAGTTCTCTTCGCCCGGATTCTGCTTTGCTGAATCGCAGGCTGCTTTGACCTTATCCATACCAACCGTGATGCCAAGGGACGGATTGGCTTTCTTCCATACTTTTGGGTCTGTCCAATCATCTGCTTCATCCGCACCGTAAATCACAGGGTAGAAGGTAGGGTCAATCTTTCTGCCCTCCAAGATATCCCTTGCTTTCTGATGGGTTTCATAACAGATGGAATTGGTGTCCGTCCCGGCTGTGGTAATCAGAAAATACAATGGCTGCATACGGGCATCGCCGGAGCCTTTGGTCATGACATCAAACAGCTTTCGGTTCGGCTGGGTGTGCAGCTCATCGAATACCACTCCATGTATATTAAAGCCGTGCTTGGAATAGGCTTCTGCCGACAGCACTTGGTAAAAGCTGTTGGTCGGAGTATAGATGATTCGCTTCTGCGAGGTCAGTATCTTCACTCGCTTGGACAGAGCCGGACACATCCGCACCATATCCGCTGCCACATCAAATACGATGGCAGCCTGCTGTCTATCGGCAGCACAGCCGTAAACCTCGGCACGTTCTTCTCCATCTCCACAGGTCAGAAGAAGTGCGACTGCCGCCGCCAGCTCCGATTTTCCCATCTTCTTTGGTATTTCCACATAGGCGGTATTAAACTGCCGATACCCGTTGGGTTTCAGCGTTCCGAATAAATCTCGGATAATCTGCTCCTGCCAGTCGATCAGTTCAAATGGTTTTCCTGCCCATGTTCCTTTGGTGTGGCAAAGGCTCTCGATGAAGGCAACAGCGAAGTCCGCCGCATCCTCATCATAGTGGCTGTCCTTTACCTTGAACTTGGTAGGCTTATATTTTTTCAGTTTTCGCAAGTGTATCGCCTCCTTCATTTTGGCATAAAAAACGACCTGCCATCGGCAAGCCTCAGTAACAAGATACAGAGCCAATTGGCTCCGTTCTTGGAATTTTCAGTTGTAAAATCCTTAGTTATGTTCGTACATCAGAATGGCAAGCGCCTGTTCCGCTTCCTTGGTCTGGGGTTCAATGTCTGCTCCTCTGTCATAATTGTAGACCACTATGCCGTCCTGTTTCAGCATCAGCTTGGAAATTCTGCCGCCGTCAATGCCGTATTCTTCGCTTGGCTCATCAAAGTGTTTGCACCAGTAATGCACCGCCGTGTATTTTCCATCCTCGTTCTTTACTCCAATCGTTCCTTCGCTCCACATATTCGTTTACCTCCGTTTGTTTTTTCTCTTTCGGTGTGTACATATTCGCTCTAAAAGCACATAATAGCAAGTCATTTCAGCGATATATACTGGACAAATATCTGCATGAAAAACTGTGTATTTTACAGCTTTATCCACGTATGGAGCGATGGATGGTTTCGAGGATTTCTTCCTGCTCAGACGGCTTTACACCTATGCTCTCCAAGGCTTCTCTGGTACCGCAGTCCGGGCAGATGAGGGTCTCGTTGTCTGCCCTCGAAAGGGCAGGCGAACCGTGGTAGGCTTTGCCGCAGCGTGAGCAGATTCTGATTTCAGAGGATTCTCGTTTTTCCATGTTCAAATGCCTCCTCTGATTTTATCTGTGCTTCTGCAAGGAAATGCTCATCAAAGCCAAAGCTGATGTATCCCTCAAGGCAGATGCTCACATAGGCGAGTGACGGAACTCCGATGCTCCGCTCCTCATGCATGATGTACACGAAGCAATCACGGATTCTGGTCTTGCCGGACTTGATGCCCTTAATCGGCAGCTGCATTTCCTTCTTGTAGTAGAAGGTGGGAAAACCCTCGTAGCGGTCGAGAGCCGCTTCATCCTCATCAGTCACCGACCAAACGGCAACGGGAACAATCGCCCCAATTTTAGGTTCAATGGTAAGGTATGCTCCTGTCTGACTGCCTTTGAAAAGCAGTTCATAATCCTTGATTTCTGATGTTCCGATGATTCGTGCCGATGGGCAGCGCATCCGCATCTGCCGGATGTTTAAATTACTGCCGTAGGCAAGGTAGTATCGTTTCTTCATAATGGTATCCATCCTTTCCGAAGGGGTTACCCTTCTACCACCTTAAGACCGCCGAAGCGGTCGGGGTAAGGTGGCAGGAGGCTAACTCCTGCGTGTCCTTCAAGCGGCTCTGCCGTTTCTGAAGGCTGTATCTCCTGCCAGTCTCTTGGTAAGGATTTCTCTTGCCGTCTTGAACTCATCTCCGATGAAGCCGAGTCGGAGAAGCCAAGTCCTCATGGCGTATTTCGGATTCTCATTCTGCTGTGGCTTTGGACTGGCAGTCTTTACCGTTTTCGCCATCTGGCTCAGTGCAAGGCAAAGCTGAATGTAGCTTTTCAGCTGTCCGGCATGAAGTCCGTTCAGTTTGCCGTCTGCAGGGGCATCGAACTGGAAAAGTCTGAATTCGATGGTTCCCTTGGTAAAGGTCGCATGGTAGTTAAGCATATGGTAGCGGCTGTCATTGTAATGGTGGTCTCTGCTGTGACTAGCTCCGTTGGAGGTGTACCAGATGTCTGCAAGTGCCGCCATCGTCTTTGGCTTTTTCTTGTTGACCTGCTCCAAGAAGCGTGGGTCAACCGTGCGGCAGTAGCGGTGCATTCTTCCTCTGTCAAGATCAAGGGCATCGGCTATCAGGCTTTCGTGGCTTGCCATGATGTTTGCAAGGTTTCTCATGGTCTGTGGAGTGTGTCCGTTTGCCCCGATGTGAATGTGAACTCCGCATCCCCTTGTGGCATCGCTTTTAGCTCCTGCGTGGCGAAGCTGTCGGATAAGTTTCTGCAGAATTTCAATGTCTGCGTAGTGAAGGATTGGGGTTACCAATTCGCATTTTTCGCTGTCGCATCCTGCTATGCTGACATCCTTTTGGAATTTCCATTCTCTTTCTTCTGTATCCCAAGCTGACCAAGTGCTGTAGCCGTTGCGTCCGGCTGTGTTTTCATATCTGCCTGTTCCAAAGTAGGTGGCTGCAAGCCTTGCTGCCTTGTCCCTTGTGATGCCGTTCATTTCGACCTCAACTCCGATGGTCTGCTGTTTCATTTCTTCAACCTGTCTTGTGATTTTCTCGTTCATTCTATGTACCTCCGTTTGGTGTATTTTCCTTTTGGTAGTACACATATTCGCTCTAAAACCACATAATAGCAAGTCATTTCAGCGATATAAACTGGACAAATATCTGCCCCTGCAAAGCCGCTGAAATTGTGTATTTTACAGCGGTTTCTCATCGCTGATTTTCCTGCAGATATCCTCGCCATAGACCACATGGAGTCCGTTGCCATTATCCCAATTCACCATGATGGAGGCGGTATCATCCACACCCCATACGATTCCCTTCGTTCCAATCGGAGGAGCCTGCGCATCATCCATCTGCACCAGCTCCACTCTTGTGCCGACAGGGTACTGACTGCGTACCCGCTCGACTGTTTCTTTATTCGGAAATTTCATCGTCTGCCGCCTCCTTTTTCGCACCGCTCTTGAATGCACTGCTGCCTGTCAGATACTTCAGCAGGATTTTTCTGTCCGCCTTGTATTCTGCTCCCACAAATCCAAGTCGGAGCAAGAAGCATCGGAAAGCATATTTTTCATTCTCCACCGCCTTTTCGGTGTTGGAGATGCGTTTCTGCTCCCGGCTCATTTTGCAGAGGGCGGCAATAAAGTCGGTGTAGGCTTTGACCGTATCGGCATCCAAGCCGTCTGCAAACCAAGGGAAGGAAATCTGCTCCTCGCTGATTGCAATCGGCAGTTCGCTGATTCCCAGTGCCTTTTTAATCAGGCTGCCCTTGGCTTCCAGTAGATTGGTAAGGTTACCGACCAGCACCTTATCAAGCGGCATCGCCACCGTAAGCCCCACGCTTTCGCCCTGTGGCTCGGTTTCCGGCACTCCGTATGCAGGCGGGCAGTCCTCCAAAGGCTCTTCACTGTCGATTTCCGGCGGGCATTCATCATACTCCGCACCCTCGCTGTGGAAACCTCTCTGGTCGAGCTGCTCAAGCACACGCTCGATTTCCTCACTGTCTGCCATGTCATTGAATGTAAGGTTGCCCTCACGGGTTACGGTAAAATAATCCACTGTGTAAGCGTAGGTCGGGGTTTTCATATAAACCGCCTTGGCTCCTGTGATTTCTTCCAGAGCCTTTACAAAAGGCTTTCTGTCTGTAATGTTGTAAGTAACTTTCATGGGTTGTACCTCCTTTGTTTTTCGGTACTACATATATCACTCTAAAAGGGATAAATAGCAAGTCATTCTGTAGCAGAATAACTGCCCATTTCCTCGCCCTCATTTTGTGTATAGTACACGATGCCGGAAAGCACGAATACCACATTGGGAAGTGCCACACCATTGCCCCACATCTTATATTCCGCAGAATCGGAATGCGGGTCTTTCAGCCATTTGATGATCTGATTTTCTGTCTTTGGCTTGGTGGAAGTTCCCATAATAAGACGATGGGTTTCAAACACCTCTGCCCACCACTTGATTTCTTCCTCAGTCGGCTCTGCCGTTCCAAGGTCACTGCACCACCAGTCCGGAAATCCCTGCAGTCTTGCGCATTCGGTCGGGGTCAGCCTGCGGACGATATATTCCGGCACATCACCCACATCATTTACGATAGGCGGGTCTTTGTAATCCGTAGCCACCAGCGTATTTGCCAGTTCTTCCTCCGCAGAGGTAAAGAAAGATGCCTTGCTGGAGGAATAGACAGGAGCTGCCACGGCGCTCGGACCCTGTGCATTCAGCGTGGAGTTGATGCCGTCATCGGTAATGCCCATCTTCCTTGCAAATTTCTGGCCGCAGTTATAGCTTTCACGGTCGATGGCATACACCACTGCGTGTTGCTCCGTAGTATTTAAGCTATACATGACATCCGATTCCTTATAGCCGTCACCCCTGTGGGATGGTCTGCTGCCGTTGCCTTCTACCACCACAATGCCGCCTTGATTGCAGGCAGGGTTACCGCCGTTGGCATCAAGGCATCTTGAAGTATCTGCTTCGTAAATACCGCTGTGAGGATTGTCCGATTTCATGGAATTGCTGTCCTTGGCACAGATGCCATAGCACTTCGGAACGAATAGGGTCTGGTCATTATTGCAGCCAAGAGTGGCAGACAAATCATCCTGCACCAATGCACCCTTACCGCCGCCATCACAGCCGGAGCGGATTTTCAGCGTCTTTGGAGTTTCCAGTACGAACGGTTGATTGTTGCCGCCTGTCCCATAGGTAGAACTCACCGTAGGAGCCTGTTCCAAGGGACCCGTGTATCTCGTGTCCTGACTATGGTTTTCAAAAACAAGGGGCGGATGCTTTGACTCGGCACGAAGGGTGCAGGTCATTCCTTCCGTCACATCCATTCGATTACCGCCCTGATCGTTTAAGCAGACTGTGCCTGCCGCTCCAGTGAAGCCTTCAAAATCTCCGGCAGTTCCTTGCCACGGGCAGATGCCCTTCGGAGGATACCCTGACACGCCCTCTGACTCAAATAGTATTTTTCCGGCACATTGGCCTGCAAAATCTGCGACAAGGTAGATACGTTTTCTTCTTTGGGGAACTCCCCAATACTGAGCATCAAGCACCCGCCATGCAAGGGAGAACTGCTCTCCCACGATTTCTCCTGCATTTGTCCATTTTTCAGACTGAGGAACAGAAATGTGTTCGTCTTTGATTTTGCAGATTTCTTCGAGGACTGCCTTGAAATCTTCGCCTTTGTTGCTGGAGAATGCACCGGGGACGTTCTCCCAGACCACAAATCTTGGATACTTGCCATTTGTCTTACACCTCATTTCCTTCACGATTCGCACCGCTTGATAGAACAGACTGGAATGCTCACCATCCAGTCCGCTTCGCTTGCCCGCTACCGACATATCTTGGCAGGGGCTTCCGAATGTGATGATGTCCACAGGCGGAACCTCCGCACCACTTAGTTTGCTGACATCACCGTAATGTGTTATCTGCGGCAGCCGTTTAGTTGTCACACGAATAGGAAAAGGCTCAACTTCCGATGCCCACAAAGGGGTAATCCCGGAAATCAAGCCTCCCAGTGGAAATCCGCCGCTGCCGTCAAACAGACTTCCCAGTGTTAAATTATTATTCTCCATCGGCACTGACCTCCAAATCCTCAAATCGGATAGTTCTGCCGTCACGAATGACGGATACGGTATCCGCAGAGCCGACCTGCTCAATGTAGCGTTTTGCGATAACATCGCAGTATTTTTCGTCCAGTTCAATGGTATGGCAGATTCTGCCCAACTGTTCGCAGGCAATCAAGGTACTGCCGCTGCCGCCAAAAGGATCAAGAATGATACAATTGCTCATACTGGAATTCTTAATCGGGTAGGCAATCAGCGGAATCGGCTTCATGGTCGGATGGTCACCGTTCTTCTTCGGCTTATCAAACTCCCAGATGGTGGTCTGCTTTCTGTCAGAGTACCACTGATGCCTGCCTTTCTTCTTCCAGCCATAAAGACACGGTTCATGCTGCCATTGATATGGAGAACGTCCTAAGACCAGACTCTGCTTTTTCCAGATACACGTCCCGGACAGGTAAAAGCCTGCATCCGAGAATGCCTTTCTGAAATTCAGTCCCTCGGTGTCCGCATGGAATACATAAATGCTGGCATCGTCTGCCATAGCCTTTTCCATGTTCAGGAACGCATCGAGCAGGAACTGATAGAACTTGTCATTCTCCATGTTGTCATTCTGAATCTTCCCAGCACTACCTTCATAGTTGACATTGTAAGGCGGGTCCGTTACCACAAGATTTGCTTTCTTTCCGTCCATAAGGACTGCATAGGTTTCTTCCTTGGCGCTGTCCCCACAAATCAAACGATGATTTCCAAGCAGCCACACATCACCGCTTTTGGAAACGGGCGGGTTCTGGAGTTCCCCATCCACATCAAAATCGTCATCCTGTGCATCTCCGTCTTCTCCTTCGAAAAGTTCAGCGATGTCCTTTTCATCAAACCCGGTCAGACACACATCAAAGGATTCTGCCTGCAAGGCTTCAATCTCCACGCGCAGAAGTTCTTCATCCCATCCAGCATCCATCGCCATACGGTTGTCGGCTAAGATGTATGCTTTCTTCTGTGCCGGAGTAAGATAGTCCACAAATACACACGGAACTTCCTCAATGCCTTCTTCCTTTGCCGCAAGGATACGGCCATGCCCTGCAATCACATTGTATTCCCAGTCAATAATGACGGGATTGATAAAGCCGAATTCTCGCAGAGAGGAGCGGAGTTTCGTAATCTGCTGTGCGTTATGGGTTCTGGCATTGTTTACATACGGCACTAATTTGGATACCGCTACCAGCTGTAACTCTGTTGTTGTCTTTCCCATTATCCAAACCTCCTCTCCAGCAGCTTATGCAGTCCTTTTTCAGCACCTGCAATGTCTCCGGCAAAAGCCTGACCTTTGATGGTGCGAAACTGCTGCCCGCTTAGATTTTTCTTATTTGCTTTCAGCTTCTTCATAAATTCTGTCAATTCTGTTTTCATAATCATCTGCCCTCCCTTGCACGGAGCAGACGCTCCATCAAATCATTCTGTGGTGCTTCATCGCCATATTCCGTGTTGCAGTTTTCTTTTACAATCTGGAATATCTCATTCCACAGCCTTACCGCTTGGTTCATATAGTTAATCCCTATATTGATAAACGGAGAAGGGATAGGTTTCTGTGTAGTTGGATGCTTAGAGAGAAATCCCAGCTTGCTGGTCATTTCTTCACACTGAATCCAACGTGCAGATGCCATTGCATATCGCTCCAAAATCTGACTGGATACTTTTGCACTGCATCCGATGCTTCTCAGCCACTCCCATGTTTCTCTGTATATATCAGCCGCCTGCAGTTCACTGCCGTCACGCTGTTCTGCCGATAAGAAATCGTGAGGTTTCGGCATCTCCACACCTTCAATATCCGGGATGTCTAAAACCTCCAGCTTTCTGCCGCCCGGATTTCCGTTCTCCGCTTTCTCCTTAACAGGAGATTTCTTACGGCCGGCTCCCGGTCTTGCACCGCCTCGGCCGCCGATGTTGTTAGATTTTGTTGGCATTTTTCTCACCTTCCTTTATTACCCTTTTGAAACCGCCTTTTCTCTGCACGAAGGGGGGCGCCGTTTTCCCGGAAATGGACCCGCAGAGATTCAGACCGCCCCTCCCGGTCAGTTCCGTGCGTTTCTGTCACCCAACTCTGCATGGATTTTGTTATGACAGGAACGGCAAAGGCTCATCAGATTGCTTCGTTCGTGTGTTCCTCCTTTAGATACAGGCACCTTATGATGCACCTCATCCACGGGAACTAAAATCCCACGCTCAAAGCACTGTTCACAGAAAGGATGTTCCCTGACATAGCTGTCACGGATGCGTTTCCACGCTCTGCCATACTTGCGGCGTACTGACGGGTCACGGCTGTACGTCTCGTAGCGTTTGGCTTCCAGCTTTCTATGTTCTTCACAATATCTGCCGTCACTAAGTCTCGGACATCCAGGGTAGGCACACGGCTGTAATGGTTTCCTTGGCACTTGGCTCACCCCCTTTTGGGCAGAACAAAGTGCCTTCGGCACTTCAACTCCCCTAGCCCCTCATTCATGAGGGGAATTAGGGGTTTCTTTTTTTCTCTCTTTCCCTTATAATGGTCTTATGAATATTTTACAAAGAATCTTTACCGACCATTTTGAAGAA